CAACATCTTGACGGATTCTAGACATTATGCAATCCTATTGACATATCCAAACAGCGAAATCTGACTTCCTGTGGCAGCAAACGCACGAACTACTTTGGCTGTTGCGTTACCCTGTAAGACAAGACCAGCACAGACAAGAACCAAGCCAGCCTGACCAAGAACGGATGTTTTGATTACATCTTTCGGCGCAGTCACACCACCGTACTCAATCGTGAGCAAGATAGATGTTGCGCTGTTGTTATATGCGTACAACCAAACTTCGTCAATCGTGGCAGGTGTAGTTGATGCCGTGTGTATTGCTGTACCTGCTGTTGCTGTAGCAGTAACCAAAATGCCTAAACCATCTCCTGTAGTACCTGCTGGTTGTAACGCTAACTTTGTAAATGTTGCCATTGATTTCTCCTATGAAAAGACTTGTACGCCTATGACAATTTGATCGCTGTCACCTGCTGATGAACTCGCAACGTTTGCCCAAGCACTGCCGTCATAGTATTGCACGACATTTGTATCCATCAGGTAACTGACCATGCCTTCAGCAAGTGTTGGTTCACCCGCACCACCGAACGCTGCTGTACGGGCTGCTTCATCAGCGAACCTCATAACGGCTTGATCCATCAGATAGGTATTGACCTGTGCTGCAGTGAGTACAGCCCCACTGGTAAAGAGTTTTGCGCCTGCGCCTGCCATAGTGCCTCCTAGTGTAACACTTTAAGTTAGTGCGTTCGTTGAGTCCATCACGCCAAAGGTTGCGTCATCTAGCGTGAATGGATAAACGAGGTCAGCTACAGCTAGTCCGTATTCAACTGTATGCGAGCTAGGTGTTATGACATGGCGGATGTTCTCAATGCTGTATTCTTTTGTCACGCTGGCAGGGGTTCCAGTTGGGTAGGTGCGTGTGATGCTGACAACATCAGCTAGATCAACAGCAGTCAGAACCCCCTGATTGCCTGAACTCAACGGATTGTAAATTGTTTGTAGTTTGTCAAACCTGTACTCAGGCAACTTGTACCTGTCTAACAGATCGGTTGCCAGCGTCAAGGCTGCAGCATCATCTACCAGCAACAACGCTGAAAGATTGAGTGTTGAAATCCCATATTCGGTTTGTGATGCCACATCATTAACTGTTTGATCTGTTCCACCCTCAACAGAACACACCACTTTGTTGTATAGGAACTCTTGCCCATACATGACAGACAGGCTGGTGTACGGGATGTTAGATCCAGTGTCGGTGAAGTATGCGCTTGGTGTAGCAAACGAGGCTGCAATCCGATCCGTAAAAGTTAGATCTCCGTTCGCTGCAATAAAGAAATAGCCTTGTTCGCTGGTAGCTACCGATTGCAGATAGGTAAGAACATTTGTGTTTCCTGCGATCTCAAAAGTTGCGCCACCGCCCAATGTTGCTGAACCTGTATCAATATCTCTGGTGGCAGGATAACCAACTTCTGGCAGATCAAGAATTGTTGTGACCCGTGTTCCAGATAGTTCCTGCGTAGGCGTTATCGGTGACTCTGTGAATGTGTTAGCCAGCAGCACGAAGTCATCTGACGCTGTGATAGTTACATAACTGTTTTCGCTGGTGGCGTTCGGATTGTTTGGCTCATACGAAACATCTATGTCCGTGATACGCCCCGTGAACAACGCAACTCCATCAGAGAACACAGATACTTTTCGGCGGGGCGCAACACCAGAAACTCCAAGCGTGCTGTTCCAATATGGCGAACTCTCATTGATTGGGTCAAACCTGCGATCACGATTCAGCAGGCGCACGCTGAAAGTTCCAGCGTTGAAGTTCTGTAGCTGGTCAGAGCGACCCCGTGAAATAGAAATGTCTTGGGCATACGGGGAAACATCATCACCGATCAGAGTTCCATCAAGAAAATCCTCATCCAGAACACCAAGTGCAGCATCATCCAGCGTGAAGGGATTTACGGGAAACCCCAACTCCATGAAGATCTGGATGTTTTCTCCCCACGCCATTGTTGCCATAGTTAGGCAACCTTTAGTGGGAGCGCACCGTTTCTGCGCTGGTAGCGGGTTAGCACATCAACAATTTCATCACCAAGTTTCGCAGGATCAGTACCCATACCAGCGTTGATCGTGACATTGATAGTCATACCTGACTGCAATTTATCTAACGGTATGATCGCCTCTGCACCAGCCTCACCTGCAAGAACTTGTGTCGGCTTCGTAATAATTCCACCCTGCGCCATAGCCAAACCCTTAGCTTTGTAATCTGCATACAGTTTCGGAAAGTCTTTTTTCGCTTGCGTAACAGGCGTAGCAGATGAAAGAGCCTTAGAGTTCGGATGCAACGCACGAACAGCCTCCATGAACGAACCAAACAAACCACCCGTTGCTTTCGGTGGTGGTGCTACACCAACCTGTGCTTCTGCTGTAGCTGCAGCACCAGCCCCAACAGTTCCCCGTGCTTCTTGCGCTTTCTCCTCAGCCTCACGCAAACGATCCACTGCTTCTGTCTGGCGTTCCAACGCTTCAGTTACCGCATCAGTTGCATCTACCTGAGTTTTCTTTGCATCATTCAGTTTCTCTAATGCTTCCGTGTATGCGTCACTGCCTTCTTTAGCACCATTAACTGTTTCATCTAACAGTGTCTCTGCTTCGGTCAGCGCATTAGTTGCCTCAACCTGAGACTCAGTTGCATCCTTAACACCAAGTTTTGCTTCTGCAAGTGCGATCTCTGCTTCACGGATCGCCTGAGCAGATGATTCAGGATCAAGGCGAACAGCAGCCAAATCCTGTTCCGCTTTAGTAACAGCGAACACTGAACCCTCAACATCGTAACCAGCTTTTTCAACAGCCCCCTGAGCCTTGCGGAGAGCCAACTGACGATCCTTTGCCTGCTTGCTGTTAGCCCCATAACCAGCTACAACCTGATTGAAATATGCCTGTGCATCAGTGAGCTTCAATGTTGCCTCAGCGAGACTGGTGCGTGATTTCAGCAACGACTTGTCAGCATCACGAGCAGACTTCTGTGCCGAACTCATGCCTTTCAATGCGTCAATATATTTTTCTAGTTTCTGTTTCGCAGTCTCAACCGCTTTTGCTGCACCGCCACCGCCACCACCGCCATCTCCTCCAGCAGCAGAAGCGACAGCTTTCATAGCCTTAGCCACCTTTTGAACTCCGCCTTCTTTCTCTGCCATAGCACCAGCGACCTCAGCAACACCACCGATCTTTCTCTTTGCTGTATCTGCAGCGTCCCCGATACCTGTGAACGCCATATATCCAAGCGTTCCGATCTCCTCAATGTCTGCACCGAAAAAGTTTGCAGCCTTGATCAGCAGGTTGATTCCAACGATAGCTACATTTATAAATGTCACAAAATAGTTATACACACCTGCGATTGCGTTCATCACAACGAACTTAAGGATCTCGCCAAGCGTGTTCACGACTTTGCGCACAGCATCAAACTTCAAATACAACGCAGCTAGAAGCACTACTAATGCAATCACAGCTGCAACAGTTATCCCGATTGGGTTTGAGAACAAAGCAACATTGAACAAGTTTTGTGAAATCGTTGCAGCGATAGAAACCAAACGCAGAGCTACAAACGCTGTTGTCAAAGCAAGTATGGTGTTCCCGAACGCCCCCATGTTCGTTGTTGCGTTAAGGAATGTTCCAGCCAACATCTGCATCCCTGCGCCGAGACCCTTTTCACCAACAGTTTCCCCAAACTTCGTGGCGTAAGGAACAACTTTGTTGATCATAAAATCAGCGAACTTCTCAAACAGTGGCAACAACAGTGTTCCTAGTTCATCTCGCACATGACCAAACGCAGCACCAATCTTGAATGTTGCTGTAGCCGTTGCCTCTGCAGTACCACCAACCTGTGTTTCAATCGCCTGCAACAGCAGCTCTTGAGCCTCATACATTTTCCCTGACTCAACCAACGCTTTGATTTTCTCTTTTTCTTGCGCAGTGAAAGTCACACCAGAACGAGCAAGAGCTGTAATACCTTTGATCGGATCGTTCAGAGCTTTACCTAGTTGAACAGCGTTCTGTGTTGCCTCACCGAAACCTGCAGCCTGCAAGTCCAACGCTGATTGTGTTGCCCGATCAAACAAACCGCCAGTGACATTTGCTTCCTGTGCGATCTCCTTGAATGTAAGCAGTTTGCTTTGAACATCCTTGATGGATTCTGCGAGGATGCCGAACTTATATTCACCCTTGTCACCGATTTCAATGAGGCGTTTAGTTACAGCGTCAGTTTGCGCACCGAACAACCCCATTGTTTTATTGACTGCAGCAAGGCGATCATCAGCCTGCTTAGCGAACTCTGCACCCTTAACGAAGTTGAGAGCAACAGCACCTAAACCAGCAGCAGCTAGACCGCCATACTTAGCAACATTTTTCAGCCCGTTGGTTGCAGCTTTGTCAAATGTGCGCAGACCGAATGTTGCCTTGTTTCCAGCACCCTCAATCTTCTGAAAATCTTTAATAGCCTTACTGATGCCCTTGCTATCAAATGTACTGACTATGTTTACGCCAACTGCCATAGTGTTATCCGTTCAATCGTTTCTGGACATCAGCATCTATTTTACGGATTGAGACTTCAACTGCTTTCTCAATAAGAGGCAAATGTTTTTCTGTTGCAGGATACATCACACGGGAACGATACTTTCCCTGTTTCGTTTTGACTTTCAAATGTTTGTCTAGGTTGGCAACGAACTTCTGTCCTGCACTAGCACCAGATCCACGCCCGCTACCAACAACAGATCCAGCAGCATCAAACACTTGACCTCCAGCATCCGACTGTTGCAAACGGATCAACCCATGCTGCCCAACGCCGTTTGGTTTCTTCGTTGATACAGCAACACGAACTTTGCTTTTCGCTGCAGCCCCCTTGTATTCAGGCAACCGTGACTTGCCTTTGCGCCCTCCAGATGTGTGCCAGTTTAACAACGGCTCTGTAGGGAACTCCCGACCAACAGCATCAGCAGCAGGCTGTGCAGACAATTTCAGATCTTTCTCAATGATCGTGTATGCGCTGCGTTCATATTTTCGTAGCTCTGCCAGAGTTTCACGCACACCATAAACTTCAATTTTCATTCCCATAGTGTGCAGATACTACTACCGTTTGCGATTAGCCCGTTCAGCTCGCTTCGTTAGATAGTCCAACATCGCTTGCAGCATCACATCACTTTCATCTAGCAACGCTGTTGGCGCAATGCCTGTCTCACAGGCTAGGAAGGCAACGATCCAGTGTGCGGAATCGTCACCTAATCGGCTTTTGGGGCTTCTGGTTCCTCACGCATCTCAACCGTGACAACAGTGTTGATCCAATCAGGGTCAAACTTCAAGCTGGTTTTGCGTGTGCGTGTCTCACTATGCCACGCCAACCATGCAAGATCTGTTAGGCGAATCTCTGTTTCAAAGCGGGCAACGCTGCGTGACCATGTGCGCTCAAACGCAACGAAGTCAGCGAACACAGCATCAACATCAGCCTTTGTGCCGTCATTGAACTCAACCATCAAAGCAATTTTCATTGCAGTCTCCTTCTAATTGTTTGTATTACTTATACTGTTTTGACTAGCGTGCCACCAGTAAAGGTAAGCGAAGTCATTGCTAGCTCTCCAACCGTTGCCGACACAGGTGTGTGGCTTGACAAGAATGTTCCAGTGACAGTGTAAAGAGGGTTTGTTGCGCTGGTTGCAGCCGAACTTGCACGGACAGTCACGCTTGTTTGTGTTCCCACCAACGGGAAAACTGTCGCTTCAACATTTGCTGCAGCGAAGTCTTGCATGAATTCAATCGTGATCGTGTTGTTCTGCAAGCCACCGATAAATGAACGGTTGCCTCCGAACGCAGTCACTTCAACTGATTCAACTTCATAATTGAGTTCAACAGAGTTCGCCCTGTTGCTGAGTACAACACCATTAACAGTGATATCTGCGTCTTTGAGAACTAATTGAGCCATGATTATTTTTCCGTTTCGGTTGTTACTGACTTAGAGATTTTGGAATTGACCTCAGCGATATGACCGCCTTGAACCAACGCCTCAATGTTACACCCATCCAATGCGTCACTGTCCAGCAGCTCGCCTTGTTTGCCTGCAGCAAAGTTGTCGCTTAATACTTTGTAACTTGCCATGTGATGTTTCCTATCCGTGAACTTCCACTTGCATTTGAATAACTAGAAACTGTGCGCCTCCAGCATCAAGGCTGGTTATGTCTGCACCTGATCGTACTATGAGAGTTGAGCATACGCCACCAAGTGTCTGATCTCCCTCTATTGCTGCACGAACACTTTTGCTACCAGAGTAGGAAAGATAATCGTCTAATGCTGCATGAGCTGTGCGATCAAGGTAGCGACCAACAACAACATATATAGTCCAGTTCATAACAACATCACCGCCACCATAGGCTCTGTGATAGTCAATGCTGTTCAGCTCTGGGTATCCGAACGGAGGGTTTTCTTGCTCAGGCTGGTAGTTGAAAGTTCTCAGACCTGTGATAGTTGCTAGGCGTGCTTGCAGCCCTGTAGCTACCTGAGAAACTGTTGCTGGCATCAGATAACCCCGAACACAACATACTGGTTGAGCAGGTCACGAACATCTGGATCAACAGCCCGAACCTGCAGAGCCATGTCAGCGAAACCGACAACGCCTAGAGCTGCATTCAGGCGGGCAAACTGGCGCATGGCGAGCAGCACGCAAGCCTGCGAAACATCAGATGGCACAGCGTTCCAGCCCCATTGCGCCGTGACCTGAACTGTTGGAAATGATGGTGTTGTATATAGCGGGAAGGTTGCACCGCCAACCATGCGGGCGTGAACATATGGGTAGGAACGAACCGCAGCGTCTGTCGGTTCAAGGATGTAATCAACGCCCTGAGTGAGCGTGGTTGCATATGTTCCATTTCCTGCTGTATCAATTTTGATCGTCACTGTTGTGCTTGGTAGATCCTGTGGCATCCGCAACAAATATTCGTTGAGTGGATAAATGTTCAGTGAGGTTGATGAGGACTTGTAAAAGAACCTGCCACAGTAACCATCAATGCGCCTAGATGCCGACTCAATAGCTTTCTCCAGCAGGCTGTCATCAACATTGTCTGTTAGACGCAGAGCAGATTTGACCTCTGCCAGCGTACAGTAACCGTTCACGATTGCCATGAACTATGCCTTGCGCTTAGATGCAGCCTTGCGTGTAGCACGCTCTGCTACAGGCTCAATGCTTGCAGTTTCAATCTCTGGTTCGCTTAGATACTTGTGTTCAAAACCAAGTTCACGAAGCGCAGCATCAACCGCCTTGACACGATCTTTCAAACCTCTGCGCTCATAACCTAAACGCTCAACAAGTAGGGCTTCAATTTGTTTGTTCATGACGCAGATCATACACCTGAAAATAGAAAGACCGCCAACACCGTTCAAGATGCTGGCGGTCTTTCGGTCTAATCCGAAATGTAGTTATCGGCTTTAGAAGGTTGGTGTTACCAATCCAGTTCCTCCGATTAGGGAGAAAGCATTTGGGTAACGGTTGGCGGTGAACGCACTGTAACCGTAAACGATCATGGTTACATCAAGTTCAGAAGCCTTTGGTTGCTCAAAGCGCAACATCATTGGCTCGCCAGAACCCTGTTCAAACAAGTGTGCTTCCTGAGTGTTACCCAAGATGATCACATCTTCGTTTGCACCAGCACCGTTGGTTGTGATGACATTGGCATCCGTGATAACTGGCAGACCCAAAATGGTGTAACCACTGTTGCCATATACAGGTGCGCCATTGCCCGCAGCAATCGCAGGCTGACCGTTGAAGTTAGGCACTGGCACAGCCAATGGTCGCTTCTGATCGTCAAGTGCAGCCAAGATGAAAGCCAAACGGCGTGGGTGCATCAAAATGAAGTTCGGTCCAGCAAAGAAGTTGGTTTGGATACGCTGAATAGCGTCAGCCAACTTTGGATACAACTCTGCAACGGTTGGCGAAGCATCGGTGTAGGTCACAACTTGCGTGATTGTGTTCGTCAGCGAAGTTGCTGATGTAGTAACAAACAACGAATCCAAGTTCGTGTGGTAAGCAGAAACAAGGTCAGCCATTACTAGCGAATCAATGTTTGTGCCACGCTCAATCGCTTGGCGTGAAACATTCTGCTGACCAGCAACAGTGACAACCGAAACATCAAGCTTCGTATCATCCATGTTGGTTTCCGAAACAGCTGCACCTTCAGTTTGAACTGCAGTGCTTGAACCAGTCGTTACCTTGCTGATGCTGATAACTAAACCAGAGTCAGGAAGTTGATGCTTGCGAGCCACTTCCAAGAACGGGCGTCCTGCACGAGCAAACGGTGCTGCCAATTCTGTGAGGAACTGTGGAACAACAAGACCAGCGAAGTTTGCACTGGTTACATCACGGCGTTCAATTTTTTCCTCTTGCATGTGGCGTGCGAGACGCTCTTTTGCGGAGAAGTCGTTGTTGAACTGTGCAGAGTATGCGTCAGCAATGAACGAGGTTTCAGCCTGTGGGCTGTAGGTGCGTGCTTCTGACTTAACTACTGCTGGTGATGCAACTGCATCAAACTTCTTTTCTTTGCGAAGTTCTGCAGCCTCAGCCGAACGCTTTTCAAGTTCGCTGTGGGTTTTGATTTGCTCATCCAATGAACGAACCTCGTCAAGTGCTGCAACGATTTCTGCATCTTGTTCAGGTGAAAGTTCACGGGCTTCTGTTTGTGCTGCTGCAACAATGGCATCTGCCTTTGCAAGCGCAGCGTCACGCTTTTCAATAAGTGATTTACTAAATGACATAATGACCTCCAAGATCATCTGATTTGAATATGTGTTTTCCTTTCAGTGTTAGGAGGTCAGTGACAAACTATGTCGGCTGTCTAACGGCTGCGAAGTTTATGCAAAGCGATCTGGTTCTTACGCAGACTCAATGTAGAAACTGGTGCAACAGTAACAGGTTCGTTTAGTTTGCGCAACTCTGCCACCGTCTGCTCATATGCAGGGAAGGTCACAACGCTAACATCAAACAGTTGAACCTCACGCAGCTCACGAACTGAACGATCAGTGTTCCAGTTATCTTTGACTGTGCGGAACGCAAAGCTCATCTGCGAGAGATCGCCACGCTTCATGGCTGACATGATCCGTGCAGCATCAGGGTTCATTGGATCAAGCTCTGCTTCAACACGCAATCCACGCTCATCTTCTTCAAGTGCGAGAGTTCCAGACTTAGAGCGTGCCAACGGTACGCCTTCATGATCAATCAACAGGCGAACATCTGCGCCATCATTTAGCGTTTTGCTAAACGCACCACGCTTAACAAACTCTGTGAACCCCATGTACTCCGAAGGGGAATCCCACACGGCTGCATAGCCGACAAGTGTTCTGCCACCGTTCTCTGCACGAACCTCCAGATTGGAATACGCAATGCTGCGCTTCTCATCAATTTCAGTTGCTACCCATTGCACAAGTTCGCTCATAATTTTCTACCTTACTATTCGGAATCTAATTTTTCCACAACACGGTTTGCGTATTCCTGCGCTCTGCGAGCTGATGCTTTTGTTGCGCCTCCGCCCCATAGCAACATGGCAACCAAACCTGCAGTGATTTCATTACCCTGCACAGCATCCAGATCGTCTATGTGTCGTGCGATCCACGCCCCGATCTTGCGCCACTTCGCTTCTGAGATCTGACCTGCAGCCATGTTCCGTGCATCCTCAACTGTCTGTGGCACTAGCCCATCTCCAGACAACCCCTGCTCGTGCAGTGCCAACCCTCGCTTGGCTGATGCTCGCATGAACGCTGGTGCTGATAGATCAACAGCCCTCAGCTCTGAATCCTCGTACATTTCCTCTGGCTCATCCTCATCCTCATCCTCATCAGATTCATACGACAACTTTGCTTGATTCAGAATAGTGATCGCCATGTCTATTGCATCAACAAACATCTGGTTTCGTTTCGCTGATGGTTTTGGCAAACTGGCGATTTTAGTTAGCGTTGAAAACTTGTGACCGACAAGCGTTTCGGAAGCTTCGTACCCGTCATCCTGCTTTTGGAATACACGGATGAGCGCAGCAGGATCATCCTCTGTTCCTGTAACAGTGAAGTCGCTGTTGGGGATGTTGATTGTTCCATCCCGTTCAATTTTTTCAATGCGCCCTCGTGCCCGACCACCTGACGAGTTCCATGAAACAAAATCTCCAATATCAAATGGCATGATCAATCCACATCTGGTGTTAGCAAACGAATATTCGTTGTGCCTGTGTTGGTAATGCCGTAAAGAGTTTCACCAAATGGAACTTGAATCGTTATCGTTTGGTTATTTGGCAGATGCAAACCACTTGTTGTCGTAACTGCACTATCACCAAGATATGTG